AAAACCTCAGCCTTCCAAGCTGATGTTGTGGGTTCGATTCCCATCACCCGCTCCATTATAATTATTCCACAGTAGCTCAGTGGTAGAGCTATCGGCTGTTAACCGATCGGTCGTAGGTTCGAGTCCTACCTGTGGAGCCATGGCCCCGTGGTCAAGCGGTTAAGACACCGCCCTTTCACGGCGGTAACACGGGTTCGAGTCCCGTCGGGGTCATACAAACAGAAGTGAAATATCGCTTCTGTTTTTTTATATGGAGAGTTGTCCGAGTTGGCCGAAGGAGCACGCCTGGAAAGTGTGTAGGCGCCACAAGCGTCTCGAGGGTTCGAATCCCTCACTCTCCGTTAATTCGATATTCCTCGTTATACTTCGTTAATCTAAACGTTGATATAACGGGGTTTTATTATACATTGATGTTCTTCGTTATATATCGTGAATAAGATTTTACGCCAATCAAACGCCAATATTGGCGTTGAATATTTATAGTTACGCCAACGATGTTGGCATTGCTTCTAATGCAGTTATAGCCTTATCTTTCTCGATTTCTGCCGTTTCATCTAATAGGTGAGAGTATACGTCCATTGTCGTTTTTATATTACGATGACCTAATCGTTTTGAAATGTAATATATTGATACACCATTATGAAGTAGATAAGAACAATGTGTGTGTCTGATAGAGTGCAATGTGTATTTACCTAACTTATTTTCTAAACAGTATTTTTGTAAAACTTTAGTTACTGCATTATTTGTAATTAATGATGTGCCTGTGTTAAATACTTGTCCACTCATATTAGTTGGCATATTCGATAGGGCATTTTCAATATATTTCATATCCATTTTAGGAATGTCTATCGTTCTATCTGAAGTTTCTGTTTTTGTACCAGGAAGGTGAATTGTGTTTTTAACAAAGTTGAAATCTGTTTTATTTAATCGTTGCACTTCTCCAAATCTGCCGCCAGTTATAATAAGTAAATAGATGAATAAGTATGATTGCTTGTATGTGCCACGTACGTAATCTTTTAAGCCATTAAATGCTTTTATACTCATAAACTTATCTTCTTCTCTTTGTGTCAGCCTAGTGCCTTTTACAACTGTTTTATAGGTAGGGTCTTTAATCATTAATCCTTCTTGTATAGCATCTTCGATTGACGCTTTAATACAGTTATGGACTTTCCTTACTGATTCAGTAGCGTGATTCTCTCCGTACCATTTAATAAACTTACGGTATAAAGTGGTGTTAAAGTTATCGATTCGTATATCATTGATATTTTCAATTTCTAAAAATGTTTTAAATTGGTTAATCGCATTTACAAATGTTTGATATGCACGATCAGTTATAACACCTTTTTTATTCACATCAATCCATTGATTATAATATTCGATAAATGAACTTTTGTTATTTATAACGATACCTTGCATTAGTTGGTTTTTAGCTTGTGTTTCTGATTCGCTAGCTTCTCGTTTAGTCTTGAAACCTTGCTTACGATAACGTTTACCTTCGTGTCCAAAATAGTATCCCCACTTACCATTAGCATATTTTTTAACTGTCATAGTGCATTCCTCCTAACAAAGATAAAAATATATAGGGCACGTGGAAGTGCCCTTGAAATTAATTTCCGTATTTTGATTGGTAATAGTCTAGCGCTTCCAATATTTCATCGCCATCATCACCTTCAAATGTACCGTCAAGTATTTGTTGCTTAGTTTGTTTTTCGCCTGATGATAAACCATCACCAGTATTGGCTCTCCACTCTTGGTTAGGCATATTCATATAAGGATTATCAGATTCAGAGTCTGAATTATCTTCCTTAGGTTCATCTTCTGGAACATAATTTTCACCTGGCGTAGCACCACCGTGAGGGTCAAAATTTTCATTTGGATCTAATTCTGGCATACCATCTTCGTCAACCATACCTGTATAACCATATTTGTCATATTCTGGGTCATAATGCATTCCGTTGTCATTATTATTTTGTTGTTCTTGGTTAACTTGCTGTTGACTATCCTGTTGTTCTTGAGTTTGTGAGTCTTGTTGATTTTGTTTTTCTTCATTATCGTTTTCTTCGTTACTCTTTATATCTGATTTCTCTTTATCATCATCTTCAGATTTTTGGTTATTATCTCTCTTATTATCTTTATCCTTGTCGGTATTTTTATCAGATGACTTCGTATCTTTCTTATCCTCTGACTTGCTTTCTTCTTGCCCACATGCTCCCAAGACTAAAAAACTTGCTAATATTAAAAATAAGACTTTTTTCATAATAAAATTCCTCCCATACATTTATGTTATAAAAACACATTAATATAAGTGTACATAAAACATATTATAATTTGTAGTAGGCATAGCAAAATATTTTTTAACTTTTTACACAATATTCAGAATAAAATACACATATTTAAAATTGTAGTTTAATAATTCAATCAGAATTTTAATATGTAATAATTTAGTACCCAGTAAAATGTATTAAATTAAAATCCATAACTTCTTTATACATACGATTTTGTTCTTCTTTTGTATAAATTTCATATTCTTCATGAAACCAATTTGCGTATTCTTGGTTAATTGATTGCAAATATTCAATTCGATCTTGTAATAATTCATCCAAATAAGATATATATGTAGAAAATTGCTTGTGTTCATATACAGAAATAACTTCTTCCAAACCATTATCCAAGTGATTATCTAATATTTTCATAGCAATACTCGCTGAGCTTTCGCTAATTTGAAATAAATCTGCAATTTCTGGAATGGACATATATTCTCTATATTTATATCTCAAATTTAAAGGGAATAGAAGGCAAGAAGCAAAAGTATTTGCTTCATACTCTTCTAATTTTACCCTTGTTTTATCGCGAAATGTTTTATTACGATTTAAAGTAGTGCCGCCATGATTTAATTTAAGGTGTCCATATTCATGTGCTAGAGTGAAGCGTAACCTTTTATAATACATTTCATCATTATATATAATGAAACTAATCTCGTTTATTTGTATATGAAAAGCTTCATTAGATTTTCCAAATTGCGCTATGTCTTTAATTTCACATTTGTTTATCTCAGCAGCTTGTTTGTAAGTCAGTAAATGTACACTTTTATCCTCTTTTATTACTTGTTTTATCGGTAATGGGAAATTCTCTATATCTTTTTCGTTTGTTAATTGTTGCACTTTTTTAGCAGCTCGTAAAAAAGATTGTTCGTATTGTAGTTGCAAAAAATCTACCCCTTAATATTAGTCGTCGTTATTTTCATCCTTGATATATTCTTCCCAATTATCCATAAAATTTTCAAAAAATGCTAAAGCTTTCTTTCTATCATCCTCTGTCATGTTTTCGGCAGCTCTTTGCATAATTCTTATATCTCTTGGTTTTTCTTCACCTTTATATTCCTCTTTATCTCTTCCCAATAGGTAATCCACTGATACATCGAAATAGTCAGCCACTGCTATTAAACCTTTAGAGCTAGGAGCTGCATTTTTCCATCTAGATATAGAACCATTAGACAGGTTTAATTTTCTTTCTAATTCTGCGATTGAAAGCCCTTCTTTACTTGCTAAAGTACGTATCTTTTGAAACGTATTCATAATAGTATTTCTCCTATTCTTTAACCAAAGTTAGATTTAAAATTAAAAAAGCATTGACAAATAGATTTAAAGCTAATATACTTTGGTTACGCTATTGATTTAGCCAATAAAACAATACAAAATAATTACGTTGGGGAACGAATTATAAAGACCGTAATAACGGGACAAATATGTTTTGTTATTGGTTTATTTAGCTATGCTTATATTTTAGCTTAAAATCTATTTTAAATCAATAGTTAGATTTAAAAAGTATGGAAAAATACTATTTAATGGAGGTGATTATATATGGCAACAACTGAATTTGGTTTAAAAGTGCGTACAGAATTGCTCAAAAGAAATATGAAAAATAAACAATTAGCTGATTTACTTGGTATATCTTCTGCATATCTTTCAGACATATTACGTGGACGTAGAGATGCAGAACAACAAAAGAAACGTATTGCACAAATTTTAGAAATTAAAGAAGAGGTGAATAGCTAATGAATGATGTTCAACTAAGCGATGACCTAACAACTATTGAAACTGAAATTAAAAGCTACCAAAACATTGCAGGTCAATCGATATTTGAAATTGGTCGAAGATTAAAACATGTTAAAGAGAATGATTTAGCACATGGCGAGTTTGGAAGATGGCTTGAACGAATTGACATGGATAAGTCACAAGCTAGTAGATTTATAAAAATTATTGAAGAACACGGTAACAAAATTGCGTCAACGCAAATTCCAATGACAATACTTTATGAAATATCTACATTACCTTTGGAAGAACGTAATAAGGAACACACAACTTTAAATGGCGAGACTAAAAAACCGGAAGAAATGTCATCTAAAGAAATTCGCGATTTAAAACAACTACTCAAAAAACGTGAAGAAGAAAAATCTCAACTCGAGTCTCAACTTGAACAATCTAAACGTTCAGAGTCAATTGCACAAAAGCAACTAGAGAATGAACAAAATAAGGAGCCAGAAGTAATTGAGCGTTATATGGAACCTGAAGATTATCAAGACTTAAAAGAAAGTAATAAACAACTTCAAAATTATCTTAATGAAGTATCAAATCATAACAAGAAGCTTAATTCAGATATTGAAAATTTAAAACATGAACGTTCCGAAACAGATGAAAAGTCGGCAAAATACGACGAGCTAAATAAAGCAATTAACAGTATGAATACTAAACTTAATGAGGGACAGCAAAGGTTAAAAGCGCAGAAAGAAATATATGACCTGGTAAAAGGCAGCGAGAAAGTTATTCGAGAAGTTGCGCCGTTATGTTATCTAGCGTTTTCAAAAGATATTGTCGACAACGATTACGCAAGGGAACCAATTGAAAAAATTATTAAAGATTTAACCGACATGGTAAGTAGATTAAAAAAACAAATTAACCAAGGAGATGTTATAGATGTCTAAAACTAACGAACTAGAATTAATCAAAGGTCAAATTCAACAAGTAAATAAGCAAGGAGAGTATCTTCTAAAAATTGTTGATGAAGTCAAAGAAACTAGAGATGAAATAAAGCAAATTGAACAAAGAGCAAATGAGAGACTCGAAGATTTAGAAAACACTAAAACATTACAACATGGTGAGGCTAAGAAAATTAAATCAAAAGTATCTGAGCGAGCTTATACTTTAACACACCATTTCTTTACAACAAACATATCAGATGAACTATTCCACAAGAAACGTATCCATTTATTAATTGGCATTTACAAAGCTTTGAATGAGTATTTCGACGCTATCACTTATACAACGATACGTCATATTGATTACGATAAAGCAATGCAATATATCAACGAAATTGAACTTTTAGATTTGCCATTAAATTATCTTAAATTAACTGATAAACAAAAAGAAGTAGCTGAGAAAAACCAAGATAAAGTGATCACGTTATTTTCAACCAATAATAGAAAATCAAGCTAATTTATCACAAATATAGGAGGAGAAATAATGGACGCTTTATTAAAGCTTGAAAATGAAATGATAGAAACAAAAATAAAAGAAGGCAAGGACGGTCTAGCGTTTTTATTAGATTATGCAAATCCTTATGACGACGATAGATACGACTTACTTTTAAAACACGCTGGTGTTGAATATAAAACAATCGACACAGATTCGTTAGAGTACTTCATTAAAGATTCATTCAATATGAATCCTGATAATTTTTACGATAAGTATGGAGTTAATTTTTGGATTTCTCGGGATGCTAACTTAACCCTGTTATCTAAAAGCGTTAATAATATGAATGATTCTAACAAAGAATACATGATTGGTTTGTATGCAGAAAGATTTTTATAAAACACTACAAATAGAAATATAGGAGGAAACGGAATGAACATACAAAAAGCAACTAAGTTAGCAATGGAAAAAGGCAGAACGATTCATCGCACAAGTGAGTTTGATAAAACAAGGGACACAGGAGAAAATTTAGAAATTATACCTACAAATATTTACGGTTATGTGGTTGTAAAGCCGAAAAATTTAGTCCTCTACAAAGGGTGGATACCAAATGCAGAGGACTTAATAGCAGATGATTGGGAAGTTGTAGGTTTAAATCCATCATCTCTCGACGATGTTATTCGTTCAATGAATTAACAATAGTATCAATATCGTCGAAACCGCCATTAAATTTTTGATTCAAACTGTCAATAGCATGATCAGTCAATGAGAACTCAGGGAAACCATCCGAAGTATCTTTAGGAGTATGTAAAAAACCTTCCTCAGAAAGATTTTTCAAAGCAACATGAAATTGAATAGGGTTTAAATTTAAGTTCAGTTCTTTTAAAACCTTATATTCTTCATTGAAATGGCGCGCTGAATCTTCGTCGTGATTGTTTTCTGAACGCTTTAAATAATCACGATATAAATAAAGTAAAACTTTTCCTGAATTATTAACAGACATATTAGTACACCCCCTTTGCACACGGATGACTTAATTGTATCAAACATTATTGCACGACCGAATAGTAAATTTTAAAAGGAGAGATAGACAATGCGAAAAAATTATATAGACGCAAAAGATTTAATGAAAATAACTGGAGTTTCAAAAAGTAAAGCAACCAATATTATTAGAGAATTAAATGAAGAAATGGAAAAAGAGGGCTTTGTCGCAATTAGAGGTAAATTGCCAATTGGATTAGCGAAAGAAAAATTTCCTTATTCAATAGATGACGAAACAATAAAAGAATTGGAGGTTACGACATGAAAGGTACATTAGCACTAGCTACAGCAGTATTAGCATTCTTCATTGCATTGATATTCACGAAAGACTTTATCTACTTGTTACTGATTTATTGGGTGACAGCATGCTTTAGCTATATGGCGTGGGACGCATGGATTAATTATTTAAAGACAACAAAAAAGACCGAATGCTAAGAGCAATTAGCAAACAGTCTGGGCATAATCTTATGAATAAAGAAATCTATATAGATTATGCCCTAAAACATAGGAGGTAGTCAAATGAATCTACAAAGATTAATTAATATAAGCACAGATTTAACGATAAAACTAGCTTATTCAAATATAGAAGGGCAAGTAAATTACTCGTCTTAACTAAAAAACATTTAGGTATGAAAGGCAACTCACCTAACAACCACATCAAACGTAAAGATGTAGACTTAGCAATTCAATTTATTAAAGATGTTAGACCATCAGTGATTGAAATTTAGGAGGAAACGGAATGAAAGAACTAAAAAAAGCAAAAGAAGAAACAATAATCGTATTACTCGAAAAGGTACAGCAAGCTAACGAAGCAGACACAATTTTAGATTTAACTAGATCTATCCAGACTATTCTTGAAATTAAATAAACCTAGCAGTTGCTGTAACAACCACTAGGAAGAAAAGTTATTTGACTTTTACTTTAGTACCACAGCTTTGTTTGCTGCATTTATTAGTGGATTTAGAAGAATCAAAGTTAAATTCACGTCCACATGCAGGACAAAACGAAGGTGGTATGTTCATAACATATTCAAGTTTAGCCATAATAACACCTCCTTTCATTAGGAGATAACACTATTGTACGAAACTAAAATAATAAAAGATAGAGGAGGATTAATATATGAACTTAAAACAAGCATTAAAAATAACACTCCTAATCGTCATCTTGGCGGAAGAGATTAAGAGTGTTAAGAAAACTAAAACCCATTCTATTAAAATTGGTTTTAAAAACGGTAAAACATTCATAAATGAAAACGGCATTACTGAATTCTAGGCAAGTAAACACCATTTTTCATTTCATCTAATTCCCAATTAGTTTTAATGATTCCTTTGGTAGGAGTTTGAATAAAAAAGGCGTGAAATCCATTTTCATATAATTGGTCAAACACTTTGATGTTTTCATCTTCAAAAATAACATCGCGCTGCATTTGTTCTAATGGCCCTTTTTCCTCATCCCACCAAGGTATTTCAATTTCCATTTCAATTTCCGGATTATCTAATGTTGGTTCAACAAGATATTCAAAAGGAAATTTAACTGTATTAAAAATTTTATCCATATTATTCTCACCACCTTTACACACAGATAAATCAATTATACCAGAAAGGATGATTCGAAATGACTACTAAAACATGGTGGAACATGGAAGATTTGATGAATGAATCAAATGAAAGTCGCCCGTGGATTATGGCTAACATGATTAAAAATAAAAAAGTGTGGCAGGAAATAGAAGAATTCTCACACAAGCCAAAACACAACAATGATGAATACAGATTTGTTGGTCCACATATGCAACAGTATTTGATTGATAATTTTAAAAGATTAAAGGAGGGATAGCATGAGGATGTTTTTAACAATAATAACAATGCCAGTCATTACATTAATTGTAGCTTTGACAGTACAAGAGTTTTTCCTTGGCATTACATTATCAGTATTACTAAGTTTCTTATCATACATGTGTTGGGACTGGTTCCTTAACACAATAAAAAAGACTGAAAGCAACAGCAATTGCTAACAGTCAAACACTTTTAAAAATATACAACTTAAATATACACGGGAAAGAGGTGTTTCGTCAAATGGCGAAGGATATTATAACTTACGTTATTAAAGCACGAACAGGCTTTGACGACTTATATATAAGCAATAAACCAATTGATAAAAAATCAACTATTAAATATTCAAATTATATCGGCGATGCACGTGAGTTTGATGGAACAGAGAAATCTTCAATAGACATGACAAGACATAAAGCGATAAAGAAAGTATATCCAGCATCATATTTTGTAGATACGGAGGAAGACAATGACTGAACAAACATTATTTCAACAACTTAATTCAATGAACGTGAATGATCATGTTGAAAAAAAACAAGGATTATCTTACCTAGCTTGGTCATATGCGCATCAAGAGCTTATGAAAATTGACCCTAACTATGAAATGAAGATACATGAATATCCGCATCCTGAAGTAGCTAACGAACAGTATTTCGTACCGTACTTAGCGAGTCCAGAGGGATATAGTGTAACGGTATCAATAACCTTAAAAGGTTTAACTAAGACTGAAACGTTGCCGGTATTAGATTTTAAAAATAAGTCAGTACCTTATAAGCAAGCTGACATGTTCCAAATTAATAAAACTTATAAACGTGCATTTGTTAAGTGTGCAGCGTTGTTAGGAATCGGACTTTACCTATATCACGGTGAAGATGAACCAGAAATGCCGTTTGAATCTGCATCAGATGATGAAATTAAATCAATCAACGACAAAGTAAAACAACTTGCACCACTGATGAATATAAGTGAATCGCAATTAAAAAAGAAAATGCAAATACCAGATAAAATTTCTGCTCAAGACGCTGAAGAGGCTCTAGTTAGATTAGGTAACGGAATTAAATATTATAACAAAAAGGATGATAAATAATGACAAACTCAATCATATTTACAGGTCGTATTACAAAAGATTTAGAAATTAAAGAAGTAGGACAGAATAAGGTTACACACTTCTCATTAGCAGTAGATAATCCATTCAAACGTGAAGATACAAGTTTCTTTCATATTGAAGCATGGAACAAAACAGCAGACTTACTAGCAGAATACTGTGGCAAAGGTTCAAAAGTTTTGATTGAAGGTTCAGCTAAACAAAACACGTTTACTGATAAAGAAGGTAATAATCGCGAACGAGTAATATTCAATGCTAACAGAGTTGAATTCTTAGATACTAAATCATCAAATAACCAAAACAAACAGCAAAACGCATTCGAAAATGGTACAGCCGACATTAAGGGAGACGATTTGCCATTTTAAAATAATAAAGAGGAGGAATACAGTTGGATATTCGTCAAAAATCAGAAAATTACTTGCAAAAACTTTATGATAATAAAGATTTCGTCATTATAGATAACCATGAAATAGATAACTTGAAAAATTTACACGGAATTGATCTTGATATTCTAAATACTTTTCATGCACAAGATGTCTTTATGGTAGAACGCAACGACAGTAGATTTTGTGGGATAAGAGCAAATCATTTTGTTGTAGAAATTGGTTGGTCTGAAGCACTACTTGAAGATAATTCTCCAGTATACGTCATAACTGCCAATCATAAAGGAGACAGAGTGGTTACAGTTTTTATTGATTGGTTCATTGGAAGTGATTACTAGTGAGCGAAGTATCATGGATAAAGTTAAAGGTCGGTATGTTCGATGATAGCAAAATCAAATATATAGAGGGTTTACCTGAAAGAGATACAATCATAACGATTTGGGTTAAGTTGTTAACTTTAGCTGGTAAACGCAATGAGCAAGGCTACATCATGTTGTCAGAAAACCTTCCGTATAACGAAGAAATGTTGGCTAACGAATTCAACAGATCACTTAACACAGTAAGGTTAGCACTTCAAACTTTCACTATGTTAGGCATGATTGAATATGATGATGGAATTCTTAAAGTTGCTAACTGGGAAAAGCACCAAAACATCGAAGGACTTGAGAAAATCAGAGAGCAAAATAGACTACGTAAACAGAAACAAAGAGAAAAACAGAAATTATTAGAAAATAATCACGTGAAGTCACGTGACAGTCACGCAACAGAAGAAGAATTAGAAGAAGAAGAAGAAAGAGAAGAAGAAAGACCTCCTTCTCTTCCTTACAAAAATATTATTAATCATTTAAATGAACAAGCAAGTAAAAAATACAAGCACACTACTAATAAAACACAATCACTTATCAAAGCGAGATTTAATGAAGGTTTTACTGAAGATGACTTCTTAAAAGTAATAGACAACATGGTTACAGAATGGAAAGGCAGCGAAAAAATGGAAATGTACTTAAGGCCAGAAACATTATTTGGTACTAAGTTTGAAAGTTACCTAAATAAAACAGTCGTAACTAACAAAAAAGGTGATAGTTATTTAGATAGATTAATGAACGGGGAGGAGTAGATGAATGAGTATGACTAAAAAGGAAGCAGTCACGATAATTAACCTAGTTGATTCTGCATTCAATATGAACTTCTCTAACGATGATTTAAAGACGAAATTGTGGGTGGAGCAACTAACCCAATATGCAGACTATGAAAAGTCGTTATATAAAACCAAGAAGTACATCCGTGAAAACAAATTTAAACCTGCAATCGCTGAAATAATGGATAGTAAACCTAAACAAACAAGTGACATCACCATACCTATTGAAGAAACACACAAATATAGAATGAAGCATGATCCTGAGTATGTTAAGAATCGTGAAAAGCTAAAGCAACAATGGGAGCAAATGAAACAAGAATGGATGAGTGAAGATGACTAATATAAATGTACTTTCAACAGAAGAAGCCATCGTATCTAATCTAATGCGTAATCCAGACTTGATAGCTAAATTAAAACTCAAACCACAAATGTTTAGCGATGATAAAATACAAGGGTTTATTCAATACATTATAGATGTAGGAAAAGTAGATGTTAACCAAATATATTACAAAAGTCGTGAAGATAAAGATTTCATATCTACTAAAAGGCTAGGTGAAATTTATAACTCAAAAGGCACGGATAAGATGTTTTTTATGCAGGACCAGATGAACTTATTAGATTCATACATTATTAAACAAGCTGCTAAAGAGTCATCAGAATATCAATCAATGCCGAATCGCACTAACTTTAAACATCTAATAGAACAACTTCAACAATTAGACAACATGACTATTGATAAAGAAAATCCAACTGATAACTATTTGATGGAAGTTATGGACCACATTCTTTCAGATAAACCAAAAGAATTCATTAAAACGGGTTTCTCCACAATAGACAATAAAATTATGGGATTTGAAAGTGGCCAACTGAATGTCTTAGGTGCAAGACCTAGCTTAGGAAAAACTGCACTTGCTTTAAATATGCTATGGAATATTACTTTAGAAGATTATCCAACAACTTTCTTTAGTTTAGAAACAGGTGGCAACAATATTGTTGAACGATTGGTATCAAGCATAACTAACATACCATTACACAAAATTAAACAAGCTGATGGTATGAGTGATGAAGAAACCTCACTGATTATGGGTGCAATCAATAAGATTAAACAACATAACAACTTACGCATTGAGGATCAAGCACAAATGACACCACAACACGTTAGAGAAATTGCAATGAAACCATCAGAAAAGCCACATGTCATCTTCATAGATTATTTAACATTGATGGAATCAGATGTTCCACAACGAGATAGACGATTAGAAGTGGAAAAAATATCACGTGACTTGAAAATTATAGCTAAGGAAACAGGTTGCGTAATTATAGCATTGTCTCAGTTAAGCCGTGGGGTTGAATCACGTAATGATAAAAGGCCAATGATGAGTGATTTAAGAGAAGCCGGTGGCATAGAGCAAGATGCAAACATGATTTTCTTTTTATATAGAGAAGACTATTACGATAAAGAGCTGCAAAAAAGTGATTCAGGCAAATCGGACATCGAATTTATTATTGCTAAAAATAAAGATGGAGAAACTGGTACTGCAGAACTGGAATTTTATAAAAAATCACAGAGGTTTTACGGATGATTATAGAAGAATTTCAACAACTACTAGGACACCTTTACAGAAACACATACAAGGGCGACACGCTCATTCAAGCTAATTTACTTGAATTAGGTTGGGCAACTGAAAGATTGCTTGTGAGTGGGCGTATAACGCCATTTGATGAGTATGACAATAAGAAGGATATTATCTACAAGGAAATGGAGTGGTCGGACAGATGGGATTAGTTGAAGGATATAAAAGTAAGTATTACTTATACCGAGATAATGACGAAAAAGTAATCTCTATTCTTCCATTAGGAACAAATGTAAACAATGTAGGCAATCTAACCGGTGCTTACTTTGAAGGTACAGAAAAGAATATGACTGATGATGAACTTATGCATTTTAAATCAGTGCACAATCTATTGTACGAGCAAGAACTTGGTAGCCAAATGAACATATTTGATCTGTAGGAGTGAATGACGTGAGTAAGTACAACGCTAGAAAAGTTGAATACAAAGGTAATGTGTTCGATAGCAAAGTTGAATGTGAATATTACCAATTTTTAGAAAGTAGGTTGCATATAGACGGATTTGATTACATTGAGTTGCAACCTAGATACGAGTTAATTCCTAAGTTTGGTAAGCAACGCAAAGCAGAATATATCGCAGACTTTGCATTGTGGAATGAAAATCATTTAGTTGAAGTTATTGATGTTAAAGGAATGGCCACAGATACTGCTAAATTGAAAGCAAAGATATTTAAATATAAATACCAAGACGTGAAGCTAACATGGATATGTAAGGCTCCTAAGTACACTGGTAAGCAATGGATAACGTATGAAGAATTACAAAAGGTCAGAAGAAAACGCAAGAAAGCGAAGTGATCTAAATGAATGAAGAATCAGCGACGATTCGCTACAAAGTCTATGTTGAGAAGAAAGTGTATGTGGATCATAAAGATGATGATAATACTGCTGCTGATAAATTACACAATGAAATGTGGACATTAAAAGACGAATACATGGACGCAGAACCTTTAGAGTTTGAAGATGTAAAAATTATAGATAGGGGTTATTGAGATGAAAATAATTAGAATACACTATGCAATGTATGAAATTAAAGGCGATAACTATGAAATGATGGAAAAACTCAGTCTTACAAACCAGTTAATTCGAGATAGATTACTGAAAAATTGGACGTTAGCAGAAGCTTGCCAAGTACCTAAAGGAATGAGACGTGAAGACTTAGTGTACATCAACTATGCAAAACAATATTTAGGAGACAATACAGAAGCAACATCTAATTATAGAGATGAAAAGCATAGAGAGGAACGTCCTTGGTTGTATGATGGCACACCACAAAACCATGATAGAGGTAAGTGGTGCGAGTATTTAATGAACACAAGTATCTTTCCTAAGGCGGTGCGTTAGATGAAGATAAGCAGAGGTGAACACTATGCCGAAACCTAAATATGAATACGTTATATATCGTGGTGATGAAGTTGTCTGTGGTGGCACTAGAACTGAATGTGCAGAAAAATTAGGGGTAAGTCCTGAAACTATAACTAAGATTTCATCAGACAGCTACAAAAAGCATGCAAAGGAAAATTGGTATTACGGTGAAAAAGTAAGTATTGCAGAAATAGAAGCAGAGTTGTCGCTATGATCCTATCTGACACTATAAAAACTAGATACAAACTAGATACTAAAGGCAGAAATACTGTCGAAATGGCAAAGCTGCTAAAAGATTGTGGAGTTAAAGGATTTTTAATATCCGTTAATACATACAGCATTGTCATGGCAGTGTTGCCAGAAGATAAGGAACATAATAGGAAAGCGATGGAGGGGTTGAGTAGATGGTAAAGATTAAACGTAAAGTAGAGAAAAATTTACCACAGTTGATTGAGTGGGCGATGAAAAATGATATGCATGAAAGATCATTCTGCGGTGATAGATATGGCGATGCAGTACATTTTGATGAAAACGAAGATATGCTATGCGACCACGTTTCTTTAACTGAAACTTTCACTGTAGAAGTCGAGGAAGAAATTACGGAAGATACAGTGATACCTAAATTAATGACAACGTTTAAAAAGATTTGCTTAAAGAATGGTATTGGTTATCAACGAGTAAGAATTGATGAAAACTATTCAATCAAACTTATGTTGAATAAAGCAGAATCCCATAGTGAACCAGTAGAAACACTACACCTTGTTAATGACGATGGCACACACACTTTAATCTGGCGTGATGGAAAGCTGGTGAAGTAAATGATAGACATAGTATCAAGTGGAACCGTGATCATCATATTCATTATATGCTTTATGGTTATGACTAAAGGAGTAATGGCGAGTGGAAATAATGGACACTAATATGCACAAACACATTATTCATAAACTAGAAAGTGAACGTGACGACTACAAAAAACAACGCGATACACTAATCGATGATATAGCAGTGTTGCGTGCCAATAATGAAAGGTTGGAACGAGAGAATGAGAAGTATATAAAATTACTTAAAGAATTTAACAATCTCATTAACTATAAACTAGTTATTCATCCTGGCAGCGATGTGTATATGTATTACCGAAGTGAGCTAAATAAATTGGGGGTTAAGTAGATGGCGAATAAATTTGACGAGCTATTAGAACAATTTGAGAGTAAAGAGCCTATTAATTATCAAAAGGCATGGCAAGAGTTAAAAGAAGAAAAAACTCAATACTTCATTTTATTACATGATGCTTATATGGCGCATCAACTTGAAAATCAAAGAGTGGCATTAAATGTTACAAGACAAACGTTATTGAAAATGGACAAACTAGACAGCACAAACGAATTTAGCAACTTACTAAGCGATTTGGAGGACGAGTAGATGAGGTTTAGATTAGGGGAAATTCTAGAAGATAGAAAGATTAGTAAATCTGAATTAAGTGAACTGACTGGTATTTCTAGGAATTCTATATCATTACTATCTCTTGGACATTCAGAAGGAATAAAATTCGAAAATTTATACAAAATAGCAGAAGTATTGGAAATGTCTATAGGTGAATTATTCGAACAAGAAAAATATGAAGAAATATATATTAAAGCAAATAAGTATGACGCTATTAAGAGAACAATAATGAATATGGAGGCTGACAGTAATGACTAACACATTACAAATCAAACTACTAAGCGACAACGCAACTAAACCTAAACGAGCAGATGATGAATCGGCTGGTTACGACATATACGCAGCAGAAACAATGATACTTGAACCACAAGAGAAAGCGTTAATTGCTACTGATCTAGCAGTTAATATACCTAAAGGCTATGTGGGATTACTGACAAGCAGAAGTGGTGTGAGTAGTAAGACACATCTTGTGATTGAAACAGGGAAGATTGACGCAGGGTTTCAAGGTCATATGAAGATTAATGTTAAGAATGACCATGTACCGATTAAAAAAAGAAAGAAAACTGAGGCGTATTTTAACGCTGAAGGTAAAGGAGTTCTAGATTTAAAGAGTGATAAGAAATACAAACTTCGAACATACCAAATCAACAAAGGCGACCGACTAGCACAGTTAGTTATCGTACCAATATGGACACCAGAGTTAGTACCAGTTAAGGAGTTTTCAAGTGAAACAGCAAGAGGAGAAAAAGGGTTCGGAAGTACAGGAATCTAAAGACATTCTAAAGAAAGTTAAAGAGATACTTAATAAGGAGTGAATACAGATGGGATTTGCAGAAATATTAACATTGGTTTTTATTATATTGAGATTAACAAATGTAATTGATTGGTCGTGGTGGTTGGTATTACTACCTGAACTAATAGCACTGAGTATATACATTATTTTTTACATTGTTGTAATTATATTGATATCTACAAGAAATAAAAGATTAGAAAGAGAAGTAATGAAGAAGTATAACAAGGCAGCTAAAAGAACTCGTAATAAGCAAAGAGAGTACGAGGAACGTCGTAAACGTCAATTTGAGAATGGCAAGTTAGAAAATCATGTTGAAAGTGAATTAGACAAACATTTCAAGGAGTGATCACATGCCCGAATATTTAGTACGCAAAATACACCACACAACAGACGAAGTATTCCTGGATGTAACTAAAGCCAAGGAGAATGAAACGTTTATTGTGGTGGATGCAGAGAGTGCAGAAGAAGCAAAGGAGAAAGTGAAGAAACCTAGAGGATTGACTGATTATGTGCCATCTAGTTTTAATAGTGGACCAGTTGGTCGTGCGTTATCAAAAACTAATAAATATAAAAAGGATAGTGAGTGAATATTTTAATCAATAGCATATTATTAATGGCGATTTTTATAGCTTGGTTAATCGTAAATGATTTATTAGGTAACAGACTTAGAAAAGAAACCAAAGTATTGGGATACACAATGATAATAATAGGCGTTATGGCTCAATTGTACATGCAAATGAAAATATTATTTCTGTAGGAGGATGACAAATGAAACGCATACTTAAAATATTATTAACCATAGTACTATATGAACTAAGCAAAGAGATCACATATGAAATTATTGTTAAGAAACAAGCTAACGATATGGTAGAGCTACCTAGTTACGATGAAATAGATTTATGGAAGAAATTATAGGAGGTAAATAACATGTGGGTAATTTTAACTTTTGTATTTAGCATAGCAATCATAGCATTGATTATTAGCTTAATTGTGTTGAATGATAAAAAGAACGAGAAGATATTTAAATTATGTAGACGAAACATATTACTACAGTACGAGATTGAACAGGTATTGAAGAATAGAAAGCAATTAGATTCTGTTGATATAAACAAAGCGCAAAGTAAGAGAGCGAGCATGATGGGATATAACCAAGGAGGATTATTTTAATATGCTGAATTATAAGGGTGACGAAACAGTTAAGAAAGTGAAAGTGTGGTTTATGTTTTGGTGCGATTCTTATACAGAGGATGAAGTGGTTAATATATCAACAGTAGCCAAAGATATAAGATTAGTATTTAATGCTACTGGACATAAGCCAGTGGTTGAAATAAATAAGCCTGATAACAAAATCGAATACTTAGATTTAAATCAGTTAACAAGTATTGAGATAGAATATAAAGATTAGTTGGGGGCATTAGATGAAGTTAACTCAAGAAGATATTCCAAAATTAGAACAGTATTGGAAGAATTATGAAGAACTTAAAGGGCAGTTAGCATATAGAAGATATGAATTGCTTTATCAACCACAAGATACAAATGTTGGCGGAGGGAAATCTAATCTTCCAAGTAATCCGGTAGAGAATGAAGTTATTAAGTTACATAAAGATAACAAGTACCGTAACTTACAAGCTATCATCCAAGCTATAGAAGATGTATATAGAAAGGCTAATGATGATCAAAAAGATATTATAGAGTATCGATATTGGGATAAGGATTTAACAGTTACTACATGGGATGACATAGCACATGAAATAACTAAGAAGAAAGACGGAGATACTATAGTAAGTAGTCATTCTGCTAAACGAATGCGTACAAAGATATTACTTGAGACAGCTAAAAAAATTGGATGGGTATCTTTCTAATGTTAACCGCACACTCAAGGTTGTGGATGTGCGCTTGTAAATCCATTATTATGGTACTATAGCAAAATATATAAAAGCTATACCAAATAGATAGACGGGCTTTTAATAAATTTACGCCTTGGTTATCGATACTATATTATACAGGCACATCACATTTGGGTGGTGTGTCTTTTTGTATGGTCTAATGCCCTAGCCCTCATATGCTAACACTAAACATACACGGGTACATTAAGGCTACCAATTACACACTAACTATATAGGCGTGAGGGTTGAGGCATAGCACTATACATCACTACATACACAGGAGTGATAGCAGCGTGATACAAGTGAAGATAGTTAAGTATGATAGGAAATCACATGGAACATTAGAAGAACAGATAAATGCAGTATTAAAAGATATACTAAGTAAAGATATATTTAATCAGATATTTGATATAAGAACAATCAATGAAGAGAAAGTTATTATTACTTATGATGATAAACAATTAATGATAGATGATTAGATGTTAGAAAGAATGTGATTACAATTCCAATGAAAGTTTGTTCGAAGATTAATTGTAATAAGTTAATTGATTTCAGAGAAACTTATTGTGATGAACATGAAGAATTACAAAGAGAATCTAAAGTTAATTATGATTCATTAAGATATGAAAGAGATTCAAAGTATAGAGGATTTTATAACAAGAAGGAATGGAAGCATGCAAGACGTTCGAGCATGTTACGTCATGACTGGTTATGCCAAGAGTGCTTACGCAATGGGTTATACACTGAAGCAGATGTAGTCGACCACATTGTAGAATTAAGAGACGATTGGGATAAGAGATTAGATCAAAGCAATTTACAACCATTATGTAATGCATGTCACAATGTTAAAACCATTCGAGAGAAAAACAAACGAAAAGAAAAATCAAATTAGAAAGTGTACGGCTCCAAAAATTGTTGGGGTCTTTTTTTATTGGGTGAATTATTTTGAGTTGAAAATTTTGAGAAAGAAATTTAAAAATAATTTTTCGAAAATAAAAAAGGGGGGACAAATTTTAAACGGGTAATCTTTATGAGGGACGAATACCGACCCGAAAGGTTTCTTCGAGATAATTTCCCTTTAAGATTGTGAAATTGCGTACAAAAACGTTGCACAATCCTTGATATATAAAGAAATACGAGAAAATCTACTTACCTAAGTATAACCGATATTAGAGAAAGGAGCAAAATGAATTGGCTAAATCACCAAAGTTATTATCACAATCGAAAAAACATTACACCAATGAGGAAAAAGAGAAAAAACAAGATGTTGAAAACGCTATGGAAGATTTACAACCTATTCAAAAGACTCCTCCTAATTGGTTAAGCAAAACAGCAAAGGCAGAATATAACCGTATATATCCATTGTTACAAGAATTACCTATTAAAAGTTTAGATTTAGCAATGGTATCGACATATTGCCAAGCATACGCTGATTATCAAGAAGCAAACCGTATGTTATCTAAAACTGACACGGTCGAATACACCGAAAGAGGTTCTAAGTTAAGTCCATGGCACACAGTCAAACGAGATTCGTTCAATATCATGAATTCTATAGCACCTAAATTAGGATTAACGATAGATGGACGATTAAAAATTCTTCCACCTAAAAAAGAAGAAAAACCAGAAGATGAATTTGGAGAGATGTTGAATGATTAAAGACCCAGTAACTGATTATGCTAGATCAGTTTATAAAGGAGATATTATAGCAAGCCAAAAAGTGAAAAAAGAATGTGAGCGACACTTAAGGTTTCTTAATGACAGAGAAGATTATTATTTCGATGTTCAAGAATCGAATAGAGTTATCAAATTCTTAGAAATGTTACCTAATCCAACTACAGGAGAAACAATGGAACTTGAAGATTTCCAAAGATTTATTGTTGGTTCTATTATGGGTTGGAAAACGAAAGAAGGTAACCGACGTTTCACAAAAGCGTACGTATCAATGAGCCGTAAGAACGGTAAATCACTTGTTATTAGTGGTTTAGGTTTATATGACTTCTTATACGGTACTAATCCTAAGAATGAGCGTTTGATTACAAGCAGTGCTCAAAGTAGAGAACAAAGTTCTATCACATGGAACATGATGAAAACGCAGCTTGAAGCTATCATGCGAAAATCAGACAAGATTAAAGAAAGAATAAAGATTATACCAAGTAAGAATGAAATTATTAACTTAAAAGACAGAAGTAAAATTAAACCATTATCAAAAGAGGCTAATAACTTAGATGGTTATCAAATTAGTTTCTCATTATTAGATGAGTTTCACGCATCATCAGACACTAAAGTGTATGACGTTGTTAAGAGTTCACAGGTGCTTTTAGATAACCCAATGAACATTATCATTAGTACAGCAGGATTTAACTTAAACGGACCTATGAAGACTGAATATGACTATTTAAGTAAAGTGTTGAAAGGTAAAGAAGAAAACGATACTTATTTTACTTTCATTGCTGAACAAGATAGTGAAAAAGAAATCTACGATGAAACAACATGGGAAAAATCAAATCCTTTATTAGCTAATGAAAAAATTAGACCAACGTTAATGAAAAACTTAAAAAGTGATTTGAATGAAGCGATACAAAAACAAGATATTAACGGAACATTAGTTAAAAACTTTAATTTGTGGAGACAATCAAGCAAAGAAACTTATATCGCTCTACAGGATTGGGAGAAATGTTATATAGACGAAAAATTAAATATAAAAGGACGTGCTGTATATCTAACATTAGATTTAAGCCGTTCAGATGATTTAACAGCTGTTGGTATGATATTCCCATTAGAAGATAAGAAGTTCTATGTAGATTCACATGTATTTATTGGTACTAAAAACTCAATAGAAGAAAAGTCTAAGCGAGATAAAATAAATTATATGAGTTTAGCACAAACGGATATGGCTACTTTAACAAATACACAATCAGGCATTATTAACTATGAACAAGTATGCGAGTGGTTGATAGATTACATTGAGTCTAACGAGTTAAATGTTAAAGGAATCATGTATGACCCATGGAACGCACAGGCAGTAATAGCGAAGTTAGAAAAAGATACAAACTATCCATTGATTGAAGTAGCACAAAACTTTAGAAACTTATCACCGGCATTGAAACAATTTAAGTTAGATGTATTTGAGAAGAAAATACAACATAATGGCAACCCTAACTTAAGTCTTGCGATAAATAACGCCATTACTAAAACAGATAACAACGGCAATATAATTTTAGATAAACAAACGAATAGAAATAAGATTGATGCATTAGTTGCATTAACAAGTGGTTACTCTGTAGCTATGAATCATGAATTTAAAAAAGACTTAGAAGATTGGATTTTATCCGATGACTTCGGGTTCTAGGAGGATTATATATGAAAATTTATATTGATAAAGATGAAAATATCATGTTTGTGATAACGCAAGACCATTTAACTGGAGAAGTAGAAACATATTTAGAAGAAAAAATAACAAAATCAACACCATATAAGGCGTTGGTCTTTGGTAATACAGAATCTATTGCAATATTTTAGGAGGAAAACAAATGAATACATTAAAACTTGTAGGATTGGTATTATCCAGCTATTTTGTACCTATCCTTTTTTTATTAGGCTTAATTTTAATCAACGTCACTAGCTATATAGGTTTTGGCGTTGTGGTTGGTTTAGCAACAACCGGTATTACGTCGATTCTGGTCGCAATCATTTTAGTGATTGAACAGAATTCGGCTAAAGAGCCAACCAAAAAGTAATGAAAGGGGTGATAAAAGACAATGGGTATCTTTTATGAAACTCGAAGCAATAAAGGAAACAGTAATTGGGTTACAGAGCCGAATAATGATGATTTGCTTACAACCTTTTCATTCAACACTATACCATTAAGCACACTAAGTTATGACGAACATAAAGCTTTAAGAAATAGTGATTTATGGACAGCCGTAAACTTATTATCCCGCGATATTTCAAAACTTGATATTAAAGTTAAAGAGAATGGCGTTTATAAAGCGAGTGATCGTTTAGAATTTCTTTTAAACAAAAAACCAAATCCTTATATGAACGCTTATATGATGAAATACGCTGTGATGATGAATGCATTATTAACGGGTCATGGTTATATCAAGATTGAACGTAATCCAATCGGACAAGTTTATGAACTCTACCACATGAAGACATCAAGCGTCCATTTAAGAACAACTCAGAATGGTGATTATGTTTACGATATCAATACTAACGATGATAAGTATATTCAAGTGCCATTTGAAGATGTTATTGATATTAAACCTTTCACATTAGACGGTGTTAACTCGTTGAAGGTCTTAGATGCGCTTGAAGAAGATTTAAACACACAAAGATTTACTAAGAACTTTTATAGTAAGTTTTTCGCTAATGGTGGACAACATTCGGGCTTATTAAAGGCTAAAGATTCAACATTAAGCCCTCAAGCTAGAAATAAATTACGCGAGGAATTTACAAAAGAAAACTCAGGCGAAAATAACGCTGGTAAAGTTTTAGTTTTAGATGAATCTTTAGACTATGAGCAATTAGAGATTGATAGTTCTCTGTTAGATGTTATAAACAAAAATCAGACGCCTACAAAAGCTATTGCTAAGGCGCTCAATATCCCATTAAGTAAATTTGGGGTAGAACAACCCAATACATCTATTAAAGACACAAATAACGATTATTTAAATAGTTGTTTACATGGATATATGAAGACTTGGGAAGCTGAACTAGATTTCAAATTGATTAATGGTAAAGACCAATACAATAAAGAGTTTTCTTTTGATACAAGTAGTTTCCGTAAAATCGATTGGGAAGCTTATACAGAGAATCTTCGTTCTGAACTTGAAAAAGGCGCAATTACTTTTGATGAATATCGTGAAGCAACTGGACGTCAACCATATCCTAATGGTATAGGCCAAACGCCTAGATTTGACCTTAATCATATATCAGCTACAGTAGCTGATGATTACCAGTTAAAAGAAACATCAACAAATAATCAGGCACCTAACCCTCGAACACTAGAAAGGGGTGAGAATAATGAATGATATGGAATTTAGAACAGCGGATAAGATAGTCGCAAAAGATGATGAGAAAATGATTATCGAAGGCTATGCATTACGCTTTAATACAGAAAGTAATCCATTAGGACAAAAACAAAAATTTATCGAAACTGTTACACCAGGATCGTTAAAAAATGCTGATTTATCAGATGTACGTTGTTTAATCGACCATAATTCAAGTTATGTGTTAGGTCGAACTACAGCGAACACATTAGATTTAAATGTCGATAAAGAAGGGTTACATTTCCGTTGCCAATTACCTAATACAACATACGCACGTGATCTATACGAAAATGTAAAGTTAGGTAATGTGAATCAGTGTTCATTCGGCTTTGCTGTTGATAAAGACGGAGACACATTTGAAAAGCGTAGCGATGGATTATTTAAACGTACTGTTAACAAAATCAAAGCAATCAGAGATGTTAGCGTTGTGACTTATCCGGCATACAAAGATACAGATGTAGCGCCAGCTTTAAGAAGTATTGAGTCAATTCAAGAGGAAGAAGAAAAACAAATTGAACATAGTAAGCAAATGAAACAAGCGAAAGCTAAATTAGCAGTTATGAGAGCAAAAAAATAATAATTGGCGAAGATGAACGCCATAAATCTACATCCATAAAGCATGTCTTAGGACGATGCTTATTTTTTATGCCTAAAAGGAGAGAATAAATATGAATGCAAAATCAGAATTAATTAAATTACGTGCTGAACGCGCACAATTAGAAAAAAGAGCAGATGAAGCAGTGAATCAAGAAAAGCCTGAAGAAGCTTTGGAACTTGTAGATAAAATCAATGAAATTGATGAACGACTAAAAGAAGTTGAAGACAAGGTAAAAGATGAAGGCGAAAGCAATAAAGAAAGTAATGAAAATAACCAAGGCACAGAAGGAGAAAATAGAAATATGGGAAATGCAGCATTTCAACCGGGCGTGAATTTTGAAAATCGTACTGAAGAAGATTCACAAGAAGTAAGAGAGTTCAAAGAATATATTGAAACACGTGCGGATATACCGGGAGGTTCATTAAAAACCAATTCAGGATTTGTAGTAATCCCAGAAGAAGTTGTTAACGACATTCTTAAATTAAAGGAAGTAGAATTTAATTTAGATCAATATGTAACGGTTAAACAAGTTGATAATGGAATGGGAAGATATCCAGTTGTACGTCAATCTGAAGTATCGGCATTACCTGAGGTTGATGAATTAGACGAAAACCCAGAATTAGCAGTAAAACCATTCTTCCAACTTGCTTATGATATCAAAACACATCGTGGTTATTTCCGTATCTCTCGTGAAGCTATCGAAAACGCAAAAGTTGATGTGTTAGGTGAATTAAAACAATGGATGGCACGTACAATTGCAGCAACTCGTAACCAAGCAATTATCAAAGTGTTAAAAAACGGCGGCCCTGGTGAAGATGGTGAAGAAACTAAAATACCTCATGAAACAGTATCAGGAAGTACTTCAAAAGAGCAGGTTAATGGTCTGAAAGACGTTATTAACAAACATATTATTCCTAACTATGAAAATAATGTAGCAATCGTCTCTCAAACTGGTTTTAATACGTTGGATAAAATGGCAGATAAAGAAGACCGCTATTTAATCCAACCAGATATTAAAGAGTCATCTCAAAAACGTTTATTAGGTGCAAAAGTGGTTGTATTACCTGACGAAATGTTAGGTGATAAAGGTGCTAATACATTAATCTTTGGTAATCTCAAAGACGCTATTACACTGTTCCAACGTTCTCAATATGAAGCTGATTGGACAGACTATAAACATTATGGTGAATGTTTAATGGTTGCACTACGTCAAGATTGTCGTTTATTAGACCATAAAGCAGCAGTAATTGTTGACTTAGACGGTGACGGCGAAAGCGAAGACGAAGATACACCCTCATAATCCCCAAAATGTAGCAGTAGACGTTCGAAGTAAATCGGCGTCTATTACTGCAGAATAGGGGTTTTTTAATTACAAATTTAGGAGGTATTTATAATGGCAGATAATTTAAAAGTTTATAAAGGTGATAAAGTAGTAGCAAGTGCTGAACGTGGAGAAGACGGAAAAGCAACAGTTACTATTGACGGTTTAGACGCAGATACTGAATATTCAACAGGTGATTATAAAGTTGCTTGGGAAAACGAAAATGGTGAATCAGACAAAACCGATGTACCAGGATTTAAAACAAATCCAATCAAAGTAACAGGAGTTTCACTTGATAAAGAAAGCTTAACGTTAAATGTCGGAGATACAGAGACAGTTAAAGCGACAATAGCACCTTCTACTGCATCAGATAAATCTGTATCTTATGCATCATCAAATAGAGATGTAGCTACAGTAGATGAAGATGGCACAATTACTGCAGTTGCAGACGGTACAGCTAATATTGAAGTAATTACAAACGATGGTAATAAAAAAGCGACATGTGCAGTCACAGTTGAGACTGAAGAAGAACCTACACCAGATGAACCGGACAACGTAGAAGTTGACCCTGACGAAGAATCAGCAGATGTTAACGCTGAATAAGAAAGGGTGAGCTAAATGGATGTAGAAGAACTTAAACGCCATCTACATGTTACCCACAATATGGAAGATAAAGAGATAAAACGCTATCTAGCATGGGCAGAAGCAGATATTAAAGATGCTGTTTATCCTGATAATAATAAGCGTGATGAGTCTTTCTTTGAAGGTAATATGCATTATGAAAGAGGCGTCTTCTTATTAGCATCATTCTATTTTGAAAGTAGAATTGGCTACTCTGACGTTCAATATGTTGCTATGCCCAATGGCGTAACTGGTGCAATTCAAAAGTTAAGGGGTGCATATCCTTATGAGAGTTAACCAAATGAAAGATTACGTTGTGTTTAATAAGGTTGCCGAAGATGGCCCATATCCTGGTATGGGTGGCAACGATGATTTGTTTGAATCTTGGTGTGAGGTTTATGAGCCTTCTTCTAAAGACATCAGCTTAGGCAACTTAGAAACATCTACAGTTAACGTGACGGTTATTATTAGGAATGCTTATCCTGAATTCTTGCCTGATGTGGGTAATACATTCGAAATTAAAACAGGCATGTACAAGGATACTGAATTTAATATTAAAAATATTGCACCTAAAGAAGAAAACACCTTAAAGATTGTGGGGTCTAAAATATGGGCGTAAAAGTTGATGGTTTAGACCTCATAGAAAAAGAAATTTATTCAAAATACAGCCGTAAAGCTATAGATAAAGCTGAAAAAAGAGCGATAAAAGCTGGCGGTAATATGATAAGAAATAAAGTAGCATCATCTTTATACGGTGTTAGAGATACAGGTTTATTATCATTAGGGACTGATTTAAGAGACCCTCAAAAAGTAGGTAATGAAATGATAGCTAATTTATATTGGCGTGGTGATCATCAATCATTAGCTTATATTAATGAACATGGTCATTATCTTAAAGATGGGTCGTTTCATAAGCCTAAAGGTACAGGCGTAGTTAATACGCAACTCAAATTAAATGCTGATTTGTATTTCAAGATTCTTAAAGGAGAACTTGATAAAAAATGAGGGATTTAATGATGGAGATGTACGGAAAATTTGTTAATGACCCTGTTATTTCAAAATATATTAAACAAAACGATATTAAATTTTACACATATCCTAATGCAAAAGACATAAAAAACGCACTCATTGTTATAGATGAAATTATTTCACCTACTACAAATAATTTTGCTGATAATAACCCGTTAACTTACGAGTATGTTTTTCAAATCGATATATTCATTAAACAAAATAGCAATAACGTGAATGGCTCCTTAGTTTCTAGGGAGCTTATTTTGCGTATCTCCAAAATCATGTGGCAAACATTTGATTTTGCAGAATTTAACTCAATGAAACCTGAATTCATTGAAGATTTCAATTTATACAGACAATCAAAGCAATTTAAAGGACGAAAATATATAGAAGAAATGGAGCAATAATATATGGCTAAAAATTATAAATCATTCACAGGTTTAACAGGATTTTATTATATGATTCATGGCGAAAATAAAGTTAACGGAGGAACTGAAGCCGAACGTATTAAATACTTACAAGAAATATCAGTAAGTAATGAAACGTCACTTGAATCTGCATACGGAGATAACGAAGTAGCAGAAGTAGCACAAGCATCATCACCAGTAGAAGTTGAGGCATCATTCCATAAACTACCATTAGAAGACCGTATTAAGTTATTTGGTTTAGAAGAATCAGAAGATGGCTTAGTTGGTGTAGGACAAGCAAATGCACCTTATGTAAGTATTTTGTTTGCTAAAACAACTGAACAAGGTGGCGTTGAATACGTTGCTTTACCTAAAGGTATTTTATCTATGGGCGATACAGAAGCACAAACAAAAGAAGATGGTGTTGAATTCTCTCAAGACTCTGTAACAGGAACGTTTATGCCTGAAGAAGTTGAAGGATTCGAAGAGAAAAAATCATTCTTCTTAGGTGCAGACGAAGACGGAAAAACTGACAAACGCGATGCGATTTGGAACAAACTATTTGGTCAATCACACCCTGATAGTGATGGCTCAAATGGTAATGGCGATTCAGAAACAGAAACACCCTAATAACCCCCGAAATGTTGAAATAAACGCTAGAAGTAAATCAGCAATCATTTCAGCTGAATAGGGGCTATAAGCAACACAAAAGAGAGCGAATATTTTCGTTCTCTTTTTAATACTTAAATCTAATAAAAGAAATGGAGCAATTAATAATGACTGAACAAAAAGAACAAATGACTATCGAGCTAGTAACAAAAATAAAAAAAGACGGTGAAGTAGAAACAAAAACATATACAATGCCAAACTTTATTCCATTTTCAAAATTAGTTGATGCAACAGAAGAATTTAACGGTATTGGAGAAAAATCAGAGTTTGAAGCAATGAAATTAATGGCTGATTTGGTTAGCGATTTATATAACAAACAATTTTCTTCTAAAGAATTTATGGACGGCGTAGACATTAGAGAAATAGGCGAAGTTGTTGAAAAACAAATGTCATTCTTAACTAGCGCTTTCTCAGAAGAAGCTAATAAACAAGAACAAAAAGAAAATTTAAAAGAATTTACAAAATAAGGAGTGTGTAAGGAATGAAAAGCAATAAAATTGTGCTAGTTACCGAGTTTGACAAAATAGGCAACTCTATACGTAAAGAAACTTTCGTTACACGTCCAACAATCAAATTCTCTCTAGTATATGAATGTGCCTCATTCCTAGCCTCTACAAATTCAAAAATGAATAACGACCAACTGCATCAAATGCTAGATTTAGTCGTTAGGATTTACGATGAACAATTCACTAAAAATCAACTCATTCATGGTTTATCAAGTCATAATGCGATGCGAGAACTCATAGAACAAATCACATTTGTTGCTAAAGGTCGACATATAGACGAAAAGGTTAGTAATGATGTTAAAGCAACTAAAGTTAATAGTTGGGAAGACCACAAAAACAACCTTAAAGCGCAAATCAGAGATATGACAAAAGACGGCAATCAATCAGTTAACACTGTACTTGATATGCCTTTTTATTTTGTCTTCGATGAGTTGAATGGAGAAACCAAGAAGACACAACATGTGGATTCCATGTTTGATGCTTTCGGTATGTCTTAGTGATTAGGAAGGGGTGATATTCATGAGTAATGAAAGTAATAGTATGATCCATGCTTTCTTAACTGCTCCTACTAATTACAAATGTAAATCAATGCTAGATGCATTTCTTATTTAATTTTCTAGCAAATAAACAAAACATTAAAGGCAGGTGAAAGCATTGGCAGAAGACATTAGAAGTATGCGTATAGAGATGTCTATGAAAGATATGGGCATCGAACGAACAGTTGCCAATATTAAAAAATCATTTAACACACTGAAGTCAGAAATTAACTCATCTAATAAAGAATTTACTTATGGCGAAAAAAGTATAGACTCTTATAAAAAACATATAAGCCAACTAGAACAAGCCCAAGAAGCGTCAGAGAAAAACTTGAAAGAAATGACAAGAGAATATCATAAAGTTGGAGATGCACAAGGGTACGCTAGTAATGAAGCTTTAGGTTTACAAAAGAGTATATCAGAACAAGAAAAAGAGCTTGGATTTCTTAAAAGAGAGTTAGATTCTGCAAACAAAGGACTAGAACAATTTAAAAAGAATCAAGCGATTGATAATTCTAGTTTTACTAAAATAGGTAAAAGCTTTCAAAATATAGGTAATGATATCACAAGCATATCACAGAAAATGGGTGAAGTTGGTACCTCTTTAACTAACAAGATTACTAAACCTGCAGTGATTGCTGGTGGTGCTTTAGGAGCAATGGTCGGTAAACTTGGTTTTGATAGGCTAGTTAGTTTAGATACAGCTCAAGCCAAGTTAAAAGGTTTGGGTTATTCTGCCAAAGAAGTAGGCACAATTACTGACCAAGTGACTGAGGCAGTCAAAGGTACTACTATAAAGTTAGGTGAAGGTGTAGATATTGCAGCCGGTGGTTTGGCGGCTGGTGTTAAAGAAGGTAAAGATTTAGAGAAATATATTCAATTAGTAGGTTCTGCAGCAGTGGGTTCTGGTAGAGATGTTGGTGACATGGCTACTATATTCAATCGTGTACAAGGTCAAGGTAAATTGATGACCGAAGAGTTAAACAGCGTTGAAGATGGTATGTCAGGATTTTCTCAAGCTATGGCAAAAGATATGGGAGTATCTTTAGAGGAGTTCAGAGAAAAAGTGTCAGCTGGAGAGGTTTCCTCTGAACAATTCATGTCTACTATGGATACATTCGCTGGCAAAATGTCGAAAGAATATGCTAAATCATGGCAAGGATTAGTTTCGAATACTAAGGCATATATAGGTCAAATAGGCGAAGGTTTACTAAGTGGAACCTTTCAACAAGCTAAAGGCTCATTAAGAGAATTTGAAGATATAATGCAATCTGATTCTATTCAAAAATGGGCAGACGAAACAGGTATAAAATTAGCAAATGCATTTACAACTATTGCTAACGGTATCAAAAGCGTTATTGGGTGGTGGAAAAGTTTAGATGGTTCTACACAACAAACGTTAGGGAGTTTAGCAAAATATGCTGGTATAACGTTAGTTGCTGTGGGTCCTTTGCTTAAAGTATTTAGTATGCTAGGTAAAGCTGTAGGCGGTATCTTTGGTCCTTTTGGTAAGTTCTTAGGATTCTTAGGGAAGGTTGGACCCGAAGCAAAAACAGCTGGTTCATTACTTGGTGGTATTACTAACATAGCTCCTAAACTAGGTGCTGTATTAGGAGCGCTCACTGGTCCAGTAGGTCTAACTGTTGCAGCGATAGTAGGTCTAGGAACAGCGCTAGTAATTGCATATAAAAAATCTGAAACATTTAGAAATATAGTTAACGGTGCATTCGAAGGTGTTGTAAATGGAGCTAAGGCGTTATGGGCTGGTATAAAAGTTGTTTTAGATCCGATTATTAATGCTTTTGCTTCTTTCGGTCGTGAAATTAGTAAAAGTCTAGGTCAATTTTGGCAAGAAAATGGCCCACAGTTTATGGAGGCTTTGAATAATATTAAAACTGGTTTTATGGCCATGTGGACATTCATAAAGCCATTGTTATCTGGGATTGGTTCATTATTTAAAGGTATCTTTGGTGGCATTTTATCATTTATACAATTTATGATGCCAGCAATTCAAGGAATTTTTAAATCTGGTTGGGCGATAGTAAAATATATAATTACTTCAACTTGGGAAGCCATTAAAGGTGTAATTACCGGAGCCTTAGATATGATTATGGGTGTCGTTAAAGTATTCATTGGATTATTTACTGGTGATTTCTCGAAAATGTGGGAAGGTATAAAGCAAATATTCTTCGGTGCTTTGAAATTCGTTTGGAACCTAGTACAACTTTGGTTCGTCGGAAAAATATTCGGATTATTTAAAGCTGGACTAACCCTTATTAAAGGCGTGGTTTCTGGCTCGTTAAATGGCGTTAAAGGCACATTTTCAACAGTACTAAATGCTATTTGGGGAATAGTGAAAAAAATATTTACTTCTGTATCTAATTTTACAAAAGCTATTTTTAACGGTATCTGGAAATTCACCAAAGCTATATGGTCGAATATCAAATTAGCAGTAACAAATCCGGTTAAATTAATTCAAAAAATTGTACCTCAAACATTTAGAATGATGTCTAAAATAGTTAAATCTATTTTCTCCGGATTACAAAAAGCAGTGTCTGTTATATTCAAAACTTTGAAAACTGTAGTGGTAAATATCGCTAAGGCGTTAAGTAATGCATTACGAGGAAATTTCTCAGGCATGAAAAAGAATTTGCAAAACATTACAACGTCATTAAAAAATGCAGTTGTGAAATTATGGCAAATTTTGAAGAAAACAGTTGTTAATGTTGCTAAAAGCTTGTGGTCAGGAATTAAAGGTATATTTAATTCTTTATTCAAAACAGCTAAGAATATTACACAAAACATTAAAAACTCTGTAGTTGATAAGTGGAAATCTCTTAAAAAATCTGTTGTTAATTTAGCTTCTGGAGCTAAAGACGGTGTGGTTAAAGGTTTTAAAGCCATGTATGACAAAGGCGTTGAGTGGTTAAATAAACTTAAAAACTTCATTAAAAAAGCTAAAGATGGATTCAAGAAAGTAGCTACAAGTCTTGGTAAAGGCGTGGCAAATGGAGCTATATCAGGATTAAATGCAATGATTGATGGGATAAATAGTCTGTCTAAAAAAATAATGAAGAAAAAACTTATCAAGAAGAGCATTCCTAAACTCTCAACTGGCACAGATGCTAACCCAGGTGTTAAAACTGATTCTCAAGGTAGATTGACTAAAGGAACTAAAGCTATTGTTAATGATAAAGGTATTGGTAATGGCAAAGGTCCAAACGGTCACAAAGAACTTATTTACCGTAGAAGTGGCAAGATTGAACAGCCTAGAGGTAATAATAAGAAGGTAAGCCTTAAACGTGGAGACGGCGTTATAAATGGTGCGCGGTCTAAATCATTAATGCCACACCTATCTAAAGGTACTATAAAAGATGAGCTCTTTGGAGCTATTAGTGGTGGAGCAAATAAAGTTAAAGATACAGCTTCTAAAGGTTTTCATAAAGCTAAAGATGCAGGTACTAGTTTAATTGAAGGCGGGAAAGACTTAGCAGGTAAAGCTAAGAAAGCTTTCGATAAAGCTATCGGTGATGTAATGGAGTATGTTAAGAATCCGATGAAACTCGTAGATAAAACCATGAAATTCTTTGGTGTGGATTTCTCAAATGTAACAGGGGAAGCTATGAGTGGAACAATGGACTTTGGTTACAAAGGTCTCAAGAACTCTGTTAAAGATTTAATAGCAGGTTGGTTTGATGAGCTTGAAGGTGGAGACGGAGATTCTGGTTGGTTGTTGAAACACGACATTCTCCAAACATTTGGTAACTATACAGGTGGCTTAATGTTCAATGGTGGTAAACACTATGGTGTCGATTTTGGAATGCCTACGGGCACAAGTATAAAAGCATTAACCGATGGTACTGTTACACAAGCTGGTGCAGTTGCTGGAGGTGGTGGTAACCAAATTACCATTAAAGAACCAGGTGGCAAATGGTATCAATGGTACATGCACCTTATGAACGGTGGAGTTAAAGCTAAGAAAGGTCAGAAAGTCGAAGCTGGCGATGAAATTGGTAAATCAGGTAGTACTGGTAACTCAACTACTCCTCACCTGCACATCCAACGTATGAAAGGCTATCCTTCCAATGAGACAGCAGTAGACCCAATGAAATGGTTAAAATCTCTTAAAGGAGGAAGTCAAAACAAATCGGCTTCTAAATGGAAGTCTGATATTAGAAAAGCAGCTAAAGAAATGGGCGTGAGTGTGAGTAAGAGCGATGTTAACGGCATTGCTTCATTAATCAACGCAGAATCAGGTGGAGACCCTAAAATTACTCAACAAATCCAAGATATTAACAGCGGTGGCAATGAAGCCCAAGGGTTACTTCAATATGTACCTAGTACTTTCAAAGATTATGCTAAAAAAGGCCATACAAATATCAAATCTGGTTACGATCAATTGTTAGCTTTCTTCAATAATAAAAATTGGAAATCAGATTACAACCCTAACGGCGGTTGGGGACCAACTGGCGCGCGTAAATTTGCTACAGGTGGAATTATTAGAACTGATGGGTTATATAATCTAGCTGAAGATGGCCACGAAGAAGTAATGATGTCTATGGACCCTAAAAGAGCTACAGATACTATGAAACTCATGGGATATGTTCAAGAAAATCTAAGAGGTAAAGATAATAACAAACGTCCTAACCAAGTGCCTAATAGATATGGTAAATCTAGCAGTACTAGTAATAGTAGAGAGATAGAATTGATGGCACAGCAAATAGAAAGACAGGATGAAACAATTGACGTGTTAAAACAAATGCTATCTGCAGTAATGAATATAGAAAAGCAACCTAAAGGTACCAGTGAGAGAAATATAAGTAAACAACAAGGAAAAAAAGCGATAATGGAGTCGTTTAATTCGGGAGGTGCATTTGTTTAATGGAGAAAGAAGTTAAAATTTTTAATGATAATCTAAATACAGTATTGACCGATATACCACGATTAAAGTTTTTGGATTTCGATGAGGAAGGTGTTGAAGTAAACGCAAATACTCAAGAAATCAACGGAACAGATGGTGTATTGTTAGGACCGGCGACGTTCGGTCCTTTTAAATTAGTGTTACGTTTCTTTTATACTGGTACTGATACTAACGACTATAAATTACTTAAACAAAAACTCCGAAGCATCCTTTTTAGAAGGGATGCTTTTTATATTTGGCATTCAGATATGCCAGGTAAAAAGTATGCTGTATATACAGAGGAAAATTCAATTAAAGATATAGGCACAAGATACGGTGAGTTCGAAATATCTTTTAGTGTTTGGAAAGGTTATTCAGAGTCTTATAAAGAAACAGATAAATTTAGTTTGTCGAGTGGTGATTGGCAGTTTGAAAGTGGATTAATAACAAATGATGAAGTTAAGTATGTTCATAATACAACAAGCTTTAGAATTTATAACGGTTCAACGGATACTATCGACCCTCACATTAGACATAAATTCAAATTGATTATTAATATAGACGCGCCAAAAGGTTTTAAATTAAAAAATAAAACAACAGGAAAAACTTTCGAATATAAAAAAGCGATTAAGAAAAACCAAACACTTACCATTATTGGTGTGCATCCTTTTATAGGTAATAAGCCAGTTGGCATTAATACTAATTGGCAATGGCTCACATTAGCAAAAGGATTTAATGATATTGAAATAACAGGAGAGAATATTGGAGATGCTAAAACGCAATGGATATTCCCTTTTATATATAGGTAGGTGAATTAATTGGATGCATTAGTTTTAAAAAATAGAAACAATACATTTGGTGAAATTGTTACTGATTTTGATTTTGATTCGTTTAAATATGAGTACGAAAAGAATAATGAGCGGTCAATTAGTTTTACAATTTTCAAAACATCACAAAACGCTCATGTTTTCGACAACATATTGAATGAAATGCTATTAGTTTGGAAGGGGCAAGAATATGTTATTAAATCAACATCTATTAAATATGATGGTATAAACATCACGAACGAAGTGACGGCAAAACATATATTTATGGAATTTCAAAATCATTATATTGAGAAAGATTTGGAAGATGAAGAAATGAACAACGATGAAGAAGAAGACGATGATAGTGTTCCAACAATGACTTTAGAACAATATCTTGAATTTGGTTTTAAAGGCAATAAATTAAATTTTAGTTATGAAATCAAAGGTGATTTTGACCAACGTGTTCCCGTAGAAGAATTAGGTAATAAAAATGGTATGGAATTTTTAACAGAGGGTGCCGAATTATTCGATTATATTTATTTCGCAGATAATAAGAAAATTTATATTTACGATAACAACACTTTCTATGAAATGTCCAACACACCATTAATTTATCAATACAATTCAAGTGAGATAGAAGCCACAACAACAACAACTGACTTAAAAACGATTGGTAAAGGTTACGGTAAAAAGAAAACAAAAGCAGAAACTAAAAATTACAATCCTATCAAACCTAAGGATTTAAATTATTCTGGTTCGTTTATCAAGGACGGTACTTGGCGTACTGAAAAAGTGGGAGCGAGTTATAGCAAGACATTTGAGTGTAAACATGGTAATGAAACACTTGAATGGACATTAAAGAAAATGTCTAAAGGTGGAGTGCTTGATGTTTATTTAGATGATGAAAAAGTAGACACCTACGAATGCTATAGCAAAAACTCAACGACTGAAAAAATTGTTATTAAAAAAGGATTGTCTAGAGGCAACCATACATTTAAAGCAGTATTTAAAGGTGCTAAAAAAGGCGTTGATTATAAAAAGTCAGAACCTTGTATGTATGTTGCTACAGAGAAATCGACAGTGCTTAACCTTACAGCAGTTCTTAAGGGTTCTGATATGTATAGCGCATATGTTGAATATAAATCTCCTAATTATGATGTGTTTGGTCACGCTGAAGCACCTACAGTTTTTGATGATAAGGCATTAAACAAAGATGAAGTGTTAAAGAGTGTGAAAAGTCAATTACAGGACGAACCGACCGTCGAAGTTTCTACAAATTATTTAGGTTCTGTGGAAGACAAACATTATATAGGTGAAAATGATATTAAAGAAAACTATATGATTCATTTTATCCATCAACCATTAGGCTATGACATTGATTTGAAAGTAGTTAAATTAACAGCCTCACATCCTATAGTTAATGAACCGGTAGAAGTTGATTTTAGTAACTCTCCTGCAGATATTATAAAAATACAACAAGGTATCAGTAGGAATATTAAAAAAATGAATAATTTAGTTAAAGGCGGGTCACTTGGTGGGTCGTCTTTTTCTATGCCTCGATTGGCATCAGATTCAATAGGGAGTGTGTTAGTGGATGATTGAACCAACCGAAATAAAATACCCATTAGATGAAAATGGCGAACCTTATTTTGCTGCAACGCATATAAACGGGGTTCAAGGTATAGATAAAGATGGCATAGATACTAATTTAACAGAACTCGACGATAAGATAGTAGAACTTAAAAATTTGATTCAAGACCAAGATAAAGTTTTAAAACTACTTAATGAGACTATATCGGACATGATAGGCGATACCGGTTGGATTGAGTATCAAGTACCACCAGACATGAAAAATAAAGCTGTTAATTCAGGTTTTAAATGTGGCATTCGTGAAGTAAGAGCTGGTAATGAACTTATCGGTAAACATTTTGTGGTTCGTTCTATCAGGCTGAATGTATCCGAAATAACAGGAGCATCTATGCAGATTGCACAACTACCTACAGGCTTTGTCACGGATAATCAATCCTTTATCGCAAGACAAAATGGCTATCGTCACCCAATTACAATTGAATGCTTAAAAAATGGCAAGGTGATGGCTTATGTTCACCCAGATGACCAAAGCAAAACGAATTGGGTGTATCAAGAATTCACATGGTTAGAATAGGAAGGGTGAAAAGATGAAATTAAAGAAAATGAAATTAAAAATCAATTTCCCGATTGATCTAGGTCAAAAGTTTAGACAAATGGTTGTCGAGAATTTTAAAGATGTGCAATATTTTTATGGGCAAGTCATAGATATTATTAAAGACCATCAAACCACTGATAAACACGCACATAATGCAAAACAAATAGACTATAAGCTTTCAACTGTTCATGATGAATTACAGAATCAAGATGGACGCATTGAAGGCTTGATTATTGGTCATAATGGCGATGGTATCGAAGAACTTAAGGACAGTAGAACGGCTTTAGATGGTACTAATCAACCTATATTATCCAAACGTTTAAAATACGACTTTGAAATCATTAAAAACAAGATGGGAGAAAACTTTAATTATCTTAATAAAAAGGTTGAACGGATTGTAAATGTTATTGATTACGGGGCAGACCCTACAGGAGAACAAGACTCGACGGATGCATTTAAAGAAGCTGTAAAAGGTGGAAACGTTCACGTTCATATGACTGCTGGGACTTACAAAGTAACTGGCATCAGATTACCAAATAACACTGTACTATCAGGTGAAGGCAAAGATATTACGACAATTAAATTTGCAGATGAAACACCCGCCGAAAATATCGTAATTACCAATGAAGATATGACAGGGAACGCAAAAACATTGGGATTAAAGATTTTACAGTTAATGGTAACAAGTGGAGACAAGATAAAAAGTTCAAAGCTGCAGGTGGCTCACGTTCTTCTAATGTTAGATTTGCAGGTGTTAAACATGGATTTGCAAGTAATATAAAATCAGTAGATGCATTACTACATGGCATTGATATTACGTATGCTAGTGACGATTATTTCTATGAAGGCGACGGTGTAAGAGTTAATGAAGAGCTAGAAAGTAGTTACATTCATATTGATAACTGTGAAGCAAGTGGCTTTGGTGATGATGGTATTACGACTCACCATTCAAGATATTTGGTTATCACAAATAACTATTCACACCATGCTACAGGCGGTGGTAACAATAATGGAATTGAAATCGATGATGGTTCACAACATGTCATGTTAGATAATAATATGACTGAAGAAAACTATGGTGGTGTGGAAGTTAAAGCGCATGCTACTGCATCAGCTCCTAATAACGTTATGATTTCTAATCACATGTCTATTAAAGATAGCCGTTCTTACAATATTAGACACATTGGCCACCACAGAGCAGGAGACCCTAAATCTAAAACAGCTCACAGTGTCATAATGAATAACTGTTCTTCTATCACACCGTACGACAACAAAGTATATCCAGGAACGACACCACGTGCATTAGTTATTAGTGGTTACAGAAACGTACAAGTTAATGGTTATACAGCAGTTGGAGATGGAACGTATACAGCTAACATGCCAGTTGTAGCAGTACAGTTCATGTCTAACAACATTATGTTGAATAACATAAATATTACTGGATTTAAGAACTCACTAGCAGATATAAAAATATTCGGTGGAGGTAACAGAGGTAAGAAAATTACCATCAGTAACGTTAACATTTGGAATTCTTCAGCAAATAGAGGTATTGCAGGTGGCGGAGGTATTTATGATTTACGTATTATCAATGCCAACCTACAAGGACAAGGAACAGGTAATGGATTAGAACTATACAACAACACAGCTGAAGTTATAGGAGTAAATGCTGAGAATTACAACAATGCAGCTTACATTACTAATAAAGCTTATAGATTTGTACCAACAGCAGTTAAAGGTGGGTTCAGTGGTGGTTCAACAGGTGCAGCAGCAATTGCTGAACGTTCAGCTGTTATAGCTACTACTGGTAATTCTTACGCTCATAGTGACCGTTCTTGGCTAGCAGGTGTTGGTGCAGGTTCACATGCTCACGGCTCACGTAGTTCAGTTACAAACTCCTTAGAGTCTGAAACGTTACCTGGCGCTTATTGCCAAACGATTGTTAATAGCCGTGGTGTTAAATCACGAGGGAATTATTCGTGGCAAATGGGTTATGGTACAGATGGTGCTAAGTATGAAAATACTACGATTGATATGGCTACAATTAGTGGGAATATTAAGACCAAAGGCACCGTGTCATCTGGACAAAACTTTGGTGACTATGCTGAGTATTTCGAATCTCAAAGTGGTCGAGAAATAAAAAATGGCTATATGGTTACGTTAGATGGCAGATATATCCGTAAAGCGAACACAAACGATACACCTATTGGTGTTATCTCAGGGACCGCCGGTGTTGTATTGGGTGACCAAATGTTCCATCACAAAGATAAGTTCTTAAAAGATGAATTTGGTGTGACACAAACAGAGTGGCAAACAAAAGCATGGTGTGATGACGAAGGTAATTGGTATTCAGAAGAAGTAGAGGTTCCAATCCCTAATCCTGATTTTGTTGAAAAAGAAGATTATATTGACCGAGCGCAACGGCCAGAATGGAACGTCGTAGGATTGATGGGTCAAGTCTATACCCGTATTGATTCAACCGTATCCGTCAATGACTACATCAAGCCTAATAAAGGTGTAGGAACAAAAGATAATAACAACGGTTTCTATCGAGTCCTAGAAGTAACAACACCTTATGACAGTGACAAAGGTTACGGCGTTGCTGTCGTATTAGTAAAATAAGGAGTGATTATGTGAGTAACGGAATAGATAAAAAAGCATTATTTAAATTAAAATCTGAACCTTATTTAAAACCAATCT